CGGAGAGGTAACCTCTACTCCTGTCAAGCACGACGTAGACGTAAAGGTTGGAGACACTCTTTTCTTCCACCATCATGTGGTTATGTCTGACGCCCTGAAGATTGACGTCGACGGAGAGGATAGGTTTATCGTGGGCTACGACCCATTGAACACTCTATCCTGTCATGCCATTGCGTATAGAAGCAAGAAGACGGGTAAGCTCCACATGCTTGCTGACTGGGTCTTCCTTCAGCCCCTAGAAGAAGAGAAAGAGGATGATGACTCATTCATCGAAATTATTGACCTAAAGCCAAAGACTCATCTCAAGGCAAAGGTTTTCTGCTGCCCCAAAGACATGATTACCCAAGGCGTAAAGCCCGGTGATGTAGTCGGATTCAAGCAGAACCGAGACTACGAGATGAAGCTAGAAGACGAGACTGTCGTGTTTCGTATGCGCTCAGAGGAAATGATGTATGTCGAGGAAGCCTGAGTTTAGAACCATCGAGGCCTCCAAGAGGCTGATGGATAGTATGGCTATCGCAATCAACAATATGATTGAGGAAGTCAAGAGACCTGTCGACCCTGAGGCTGGTGGCGCTGCTCGTAAAGCAGAGCTTCAGTCCATCAAACAGACAGCAACGGATTGTAAGGAACTATTGATTGAGCGTCAGAGACTAGAGCAAATGGTAAAAGACCTCAATCAGAATGGCGCGATTGACGACGCAAAGGATTACTCTGGAGGATTTGCAGAAAGGTTTAGCAAGTGATTGGCTTAGTAGACATAGAGGGTCACGATGAACCAGTGGTATCTATCTGCCCTCAGGGTACGCTAGGAGAAGTCATTGATATTTCAGGGCTACCTATCTGCTTACCCAAGAAGCCTAAGAAGAAAGACATCGCAGGTTACGACTTGCCAACCCACTTGCAGAGCTGGAACAGAACAGAAATGCCTAAGGAGCTTTCTCGTATCAAGTCCATGGACGAGTGGTACGAAAGACCCAAGGAGTTCCGTCAACAGTTCTCACTGTATGTCGAAGAAGAGTTCCGTAGGAGAAGGGAGGGCTATTGGTTTTACAACGACGGTGAGCCTACATACATTACTGGCAGGCATTACATGATGCTACAGTGGAGTAAGATTGACATCGGATACCCTAGCTTTCTTGAGTTTCAGAAAAAACTATTTATCCATCAGGCCGCGTGTGAGGCGGACCCCCGATGCCTTGGACAGCTTTATACCAAGTGTCGTCGTTCGGGGTACACCAACATGTCTGCGTGCGTTCTTGTGGATGAGGCTACTCAGGTAAAGGACAAGCTGCTAGGCATACAGTCGAAGACGGGTAAGGACGCACAGGAAAACGTGTTTATGAAGAAGGTTGTAGCCATCTTCAAGTCCTATCCCTTCTTCTTCAAGCCCATTCAGGATGGTACTACAAACCCTAGAATGGAGTTAGCCTTCAGGGAGCCGTCTAAGAGAATCACAAAAAACAACAAGACCTCGGTAAAAGGTGACGCGCTAAACACAATCATCAACTGGAAGAACACCACCAACAACGCTTACGATGGAGAGAAGCTGCACATCCTCTACCTCGATGAGGCAGGGAAGTGGGAAAAGCCGACGGACATCAGAGAGGCATGGAGGATACAAAGAACCTGTTTGATTGTAGGTAGGCGTGTCATCGGTAAGGCCATGGTGGGAAGCACTGTCAACCCTATGGACAAAGGAGGTCAAGAATACAAAGAGATTTGGAAAGATTCAGACCCACAAGAACGCAACAAAAACGGAAGGACTACCTCAGGATTGTACAAAATCTTCATTCCGGCTTACGAAGCCTTAGAGGGGTTTTTCGACAAGTACGGGAAGCCAATCATAGAGACACCGGAGCAAGAGGTGGAGACACTAGATGGGGAAACCGTAGAGATAGGCGCAAGGGAGTTTCTAAAAAACGAAAGGGACGCTCTAAGGCACGACGCTAGGGAGATGAATGAGATTGTTCGTCAGTTCCCGTTTACTACAGACGAAGCATTTAGGGATAGCGTTGAAGGCTCACTGTTCAACATCGGTAAGATTTACGAGCAGATTGACCACAATGAAAACATGTATCCAGACCCTGTGGTACGGGGTAACTTCACATGGAAGGGCGGTATCAGAGATAGCGAGGTAGTATTTGCTCCTAGCTCAGAGGGTCGCTGGTTTGTGTCGTGGATGCCGCCTGTTGATATGAGGAATCAGAAAACTACCGAGAAAGGAAAGCTTGTCCCTCCAAACAAACTTATTGGATGTGGGGGTGTTGACTCTTATGACATCGACGCTACTACAGACGGCAGGGGCTCGAAGGGTGCTTGCCACATCTACAACAAGTTCAACATGCGTGCGCCCTCTAACATGTTCGTGGCTGAGTACTGCTCACGCCCACCCATGGCTAAGATTTTCTATGAGGACATCTTGATGGCTGCCTTCTTCTTCGGGTACCCACTCCTCGTGGAGAACAACAAGTACGGTATCGTAAGATACTTTGAATCAAGGGGTTACGATGGCTATCTACTTGATAGGCCAGCGCACTTAACAACCAGCGGTTCTGTCGCCACGAAGACCAAGGGCATCCCATCTAACTCGCAGGATGTGATTCACACGCATGCACAGTCCATCGAAGACTACATACACAACCATGTGGGAATCAATGACAAAGGCGAGATAGGTAGGATGTATTTCAATCGAACCCTTGAAGATTGGATTGGATACAGGATTGACAACAGGACAAAGTTTGACCTGACCATTAGTGCTGGCCTTGCTTTGCTTGCCGCTCAGACGGTTGTGCAGAAGAAAAAAACTGCTGATTTTAGCGGTCAAAAGTTTTTCCGAAAATACACTTACACGCCGGGCGGGGTCTCAAAACCCTCTAAGTGATTTTGTTTATATTTGCACATTGCCTGTAATGCAGTAAGTAATGAAGGGTCACCACAAGCCAAAGTCGTATTCTCAGTTTCCAGACCCTATGGCGCCAGCAAGCGTAAAGGCGAGTCACGACTACGGGGTCTCCTATGCTAAGTCAATCGAGGCACAGTGGGGAGGCCTTGATGATTTTTCTACAGGCTTTGGTAAGAGACTGGTAGAGTTCGAGAGAAACAGGGACTACGCTAACGGTACTCAAGATACATCAATCTACAAGCAAATCCTAAACAGCATGGACACCCAAGCGGGTGATGGCACGCTGCTTAACTTGGATTGGTCTCCTGTACCCATAGTTCCTAAGTTCGTTAGGATTGTTGTAAACAAGATTCTTTCTAGAAGCTTCAGCCCAAACGTAGAAGCTATCGACCCGGTGTCTAAAGACGACAAGGAGAAGAAGAAGGTGCTCGCTAAGTTTGCACTTGAGGAGAAGGAAGTTATTGACGAGGCTAGGGAGCTAGGTCTAAAGACCAGAGCCAACACGGAGGGTCTCCCTGAGAACTCAGAAGAAGCTGAGATTTTCTTGGCAGACAGTATCAAGACCAGCTCAGAGATTGCTGCCCAGCTCGCTACCAGACTTACTCTAGAGTGGAACGACTTTGATGACAACATCTTTCGTCGCTCAGTAGAGGACCTCGTGGTTAACGGCATGGCTGTGGTTAAGCGCAGCAACGACCCTAGCTATGGTATCAAGACAGAATACGTAGACCCTGCTCAGTTTATTCACTCGAGCACCGAGGACCCTAACCTTTCTGACATCGTTTACGCCGGACACGTAAAGAGAGTTTCTATTCAGGAGCTCAAGCGCATGGCCGGTACAGATATCCCAGAGGAGCAGTATCAGAAGATTGCCAAGTCTGTTATGAACAGGAGCTACAACAACGCTGCTCAATTCAACCAGACAGTCTACGACAGAAGCCGTGGCTCGCACTCATACGGGTATGACGAGTATCTCGTTGACGTATTGGACTTTGAGTTTATTGGTGTCGACGACATGATTTATGAGGAGAAGACTTCTCAGTTCGGCAACATCGGATTCTACTACAAGGGTGAGTCGTACAAGCTCCCTAACGATTCTGTCTATGACAGGGAGATTCACAGCATGCCAAACATGTGTGTGTATGGTGGTTCCTACGTCATCGGAAGTCAGCTATTGTTTAACTACGGCATGAAGCGTGACATCCCGAAGAACATGCACGACCTGACTCGTGCTCGCCTTTCATACAGCGTAGTGGCAACGAACTTCCGCCGCCAGATGCCTAAGTCTATGGTGTCGTCGGTGATTGGATTCGCAGACCAGCTTCAACTGACTCACCTTAAGATTCAACAAGCTATTGCTAAGGCAAAGCCTGATGGATTGATTGTAGACATCGAGGGACTAGAGAACGTACAGCTAGGTGCTGGAGGAGAGCTTCAACCGCTCGACATCCAAGACATCTACGAGCAGACTGGTGTCTTCTACTACAGAAGTAAGAACCCAGAGGGAGGATTCCAAAACCCTCCTGTCCGTCCGCTAGACAACAGCATCCGAAACATCAACGAGCTGATTGGATTGTACAATCACTATCTCCGTATGATTCGTGACGTCACGGGAGTCAATGAGGTTCTCGATGGTAGCTCCCCTAAGTCCGATGCCCTTGTCGGTGTGCGTCAGCAGCAGATGGCTGCGGGAAACAACGCTATCAATGACATCACAAACGCATCCTCTGTGCTCTACAAAAGAGTTTGCGAGGATGTAGTTAAGTGCCTGCAGGTGATGCCGGTAGACTCTGTTATCTACTTGGCATACGCTAGAGCTATTGGCTCTACGAGCATGGAAATACTTTCTTCGTTCGCTACGCTACCAATGCACAACTACGGTGTTATTGTAGAGCGTGAGATGTCCGAAGACTCTAAGTTGTTGCTTGAACAAAATATCCAACAGTCACTTGCGCAAAAAGAAATTGACCTTGAAGACGCTATGGCAATCCGCCGTCTCAAGGATTTGGACCAAGCAGAAAAGCTCCTCATCATCAGGCGCAAGCGGAGAATCTCTATGCTGCAACAACAACAGCAACAGAACATGCAGTTGCAAAGCCAAGTGAATATGCAGGCTCAGCAGCAAGCAGCTCAGCTAAGGGCTCAGGAGATTCAGCTTAAAGCACAAGCAGACCTACAGTCTATTCAGGCTCAGGGACAGATTGATATGCAGCTCTTGCAGATGCGTCAACAGCTAGACGGTCAGGTTCAGATGGCAAAGCTCCAAGCTTCGTCTCAGCTATCTATGGCAGACAAGAATTTCCGTATGCAGCTAGAGCAGGAAAAAGATGACAGGAAGGACTCTAGGGTAGACAAACAAGCTGTGGCTCAGTCAAAGCTCATCTCTCAGCGCAAGGGCGTTCGTCCCGAGCTCAATGATGTAGAGACAAGAGACATCGTAAAGGAGTTGATGCAGCGATGAGCAAGGAGGCAATGAGGGCTCGCGTCAAGCGAATGCTTAAAAAGCATAGCCTCAGTGGTGTGAACAAACCCAAGAAAACCCCAAGCCACCCTAAGAAGTCGCACATGGTTTTGGCCAAAGAGGGTGACAAGATTAAGTTGATTCGCTTTGGTGAACAGGGTGCAAGCACTGCAGGAAAACCAAAGTCAGGGGAGTCTGACAAGATGAAAAAGAAACGTGCTAGTTTCAAGTCTAGGCACGGTAAAAACATCAAGAAAGGTAAGATGAGCGCTGCCTACTGGGCCAACAAAGTCAAGTGGTAATGTTTCATATATTTGCATCAAAGAATAATCCATGGCAACAGTAACCGCACAAATCTCTCTGACTAGCACAGACTTGCTGTCTGACAGCCTGTCTATCAGTGTGTCTACGGATGTCACTGCAGCTAACACTTCAGGCTTGGCACGGAGACCCGTGACTGCTACAGCTGTTGGAAGTGGTGCAACTACACTGTTTGAAGCATCAGACTTCAGCGCACCAGCATACCTGTACGTTAAGAACACAGACACTACTGCTTCAGATTTCATTTACGTGTATGACGACACCACCTCTGGTGACCCCGTCATCTTGAAGCTTGCGGGAGGAGACTGGGCTTTTATGCCACTCAACGCTGGATTAACACTCAAAGCATACGCTACAACTAACCCTACGTTGGTTGAGTTCATGGTAATCGGAACTGACGCTTAATAGATAAGACATGGGATTTAAGACACACGATGTAAAAAACAGCGCTGCTAATCTCGGAAGAGATGTGCTGACAAACCGTATGATGACTGGCGGCACCACCACAGTCATTCTTAGGGGCAACACAGCTGGAGAAAACGTCTTTGAGGCAGGTAAGGTTTTGCAAAACGAAACCAAACACGTCGATATGGACGACACCAATGGCTGGGTGTACGATGCTAGTAACGACGTTTACAAGGTTAAGATTGGTGTTACGGGTAACACGAACACAGTAAACATGTATGGCGAAGTAGCTCAATTTGCGGCCAACTGTTTCTTGAAGGGAGCCAAGGTTGTCGTTTCCTCATTGACATATCCTCAATACAACGGAACCTACACGCTTGCTGACACTACTGTAGCAACAACGAATTGTTTTTTGCACCTTGCTGCCGACTCTCCGGGTAGCTTGTTTGGCGATGCAGACCTTAGCGCAGAGCTTCCAGATAAAGTAGGTACTGCAGACGACGGCAAAATCAGCATCACGGTCTTGCCATTTTCTCCAGCTTTTTCTGTGGAGATGCTAGGCGTCGACGGTGTAGACGCTGGTACTGACGCTGCTAGAACTACTCCTGTAGAGTTCAGGATGAACAATGCTGCGGGAACAAGAGAGCAACCAATCGACTACCCTGACGGTCAGGTAGTGTATGGTGAGATTACTCACTTCACACCTCAGGCCGCCAACACGCACTATGCTATTTTGTACTGTCAAGACAAGCCCTCACTAGATTACTCTCCTTACAGAAAAGGCGTGAGGTTTACAGCATCTCAGAAAACTAGCTCAATAGCTAGATAATTAGAAACCACCTAAATTCAATATAATGGCTAAGCATGAACTAGAGATAGCAGCTGAAGCACAAGGCATCGCAATTAGCGATACCCCTGACTTTTTGAACACACCTCAGGAAGCTCCCGCGCCCTCGCCGGAGCCTGAACCCTCGGAGCCACAAGCAACACAACCTGTAGTGGAAGAAGCTCCCGAGCCCGTGCAGGAGACTCCTGAGCCTACTCCCCAACAGGAGCCTCAAGAAGTAGTTTTCAGACAAGAATATACGGAGCCACAAGCTCCACAACAAGAACCTGTTCAACCGCAGGCCATCGACGAAGATGCTATTGCGCTTCAAAAACTCAGCGAAAGGCTGAATATGAAGTTCGATAATTTCGACGAGGTGAGCCAGCAGTTTAACAAGCAGGCTGACATCGACCCTAGCGTCGCAGCTATTAACGAGTTTGTCACGGAGACGGGCCGTTCTATTGATGACTGGTACAAGTATCAGACCTTAGACACATCCGAAATGGATGATGGGAAGGCTGTTCGTATGCAGATGGAGATGGACTACCCTAAGCTGACCTCGGCAGAGATTGATACACTTATGAACAATAAGTACAAGCTCGACGCCGACCGTCACACCGATGAGGAACTCGCTACATCAGCTGTAGAGCTAAAGATGCAAGCCGAGAAGGCTCGTCAAAACATCGAGGAGATTAGAGAGGCGTTCCGTACTCCGGACCCCAATCGAAGCACCGAGGATGAATTTATGAGCCCGATTGACGACCAATGGGTCGCATCTATGTCCAGAGAAGTTGACAACTTGGACGGCATTTCATTTGATTTGCCCACCGGTAAGACATTTACCTACGGCCTAGCCGACCAGTACAAGTCTACTTTGAAGGAGAAGAATGCGAACCTTGAGTCATTTTTTGATTCCTACGTTTCTGATGATGGCAAGTGGGATTACGACCTTCTTAACTCTCACAGAGCAGTTACGGACAACATTGACAATATCGTCAACGCTGTGTACCGACAGGGTATG